GCCAGTGCCAGTAGGTAGTGGCATCAGTAAGGGTTATTTGCGTCCCGCTGATGGTCTGGTTGCTAACGGTACTGGCCCCGGCACTGATCGGGGCGGTATTAACTGGAATGGCGTCTGTTATCGGGTCATGGGCACGAAGCTCGTGACTGTAGCCAGCAATGGTGCCGTGGTTGTGCTCGGCGATGTCGGTGGGCCAGTCAACACACTGGTGACCATGGATTATAGTTTTGATCGTCTGGCCATCGCTTCCGGTGGTCGGCTTTACTACTGGAACGGTGCACTCACTCAAGTTACAGACCCGGATCTTGGTGTCGTGCTCGATGTATGCTGGGTTGACGGTTATTTCATGACCACTGACGGCACGAGCTTGGTTGTTACCGAGTTAACAGATCCGACTCAGGTCAATCCATTAAAATACGGTAGTTCCGAAGTCGACCCGGACCCCGTGGTTGCCCTGCTCAAGCTCCGCAATGAAGTCTATGCGCTGAACCGCAATACGATCGAAGTATTCGACAACATCGGTGGAGCGTTCTTTCCATTCCAACGGATCGAAGGCGCTCAGATCCAAAAGGGTGTAGTCGGTACTTTTGCATGTTGCGTGTTCGTCGAGACTGTCGCATTTCTCGGTAGCGGACGCAATGAATCCCCCGGTATTTATTTGGGTGCGAATGCTGGTGCTCAAAAGATCAGTACCCAAGAGATCGACGATTTACTGCTCACATACACCGAAGCTCAATTGGCTCAAGTTAAACTGGAAGCACGAAATGATAAAGCGCATCAACATCTTTATGTTCATCTTCCTGATCGTACTGTCGTATACGATGCGGCAGCGTCTCAAGTACTTGAACAACAGGTTTGGTTCACTCTTACCACAACTGTCGTAGGTTTCGCTCAGTACCGCGCTCGTAATTTCGTATGGGCGTATGACAAATGGCTCGTTGGCGACCCACAGTCTTCGAATGTTGGCTACATGGTTCAAAACATCGGTAGCCATTGGGGGCAGATTGTTCGGTGGGAATTCGGTACACTGATCATCTACAACGAGGGTAAAGGCGCTCTGTTCAACCAGCTTGAATTGGTATCTTTGACTGGTCGTGTCGCGCTCGGCGTGGATCCGATCATCACGACTAGTTATTCGACAGACGGTATGGCTTGGAGTCAAGACCGTCCGATTCGTGCCGGGACCACTGGAAATACGAATAAGCGTCTTTGCTGGTTCCAGCAGGGCCATATGCGTAATTGGCGCATTCAGCGCTTTCGTGGTGACAGCCAAGCGCATTTATCGTTCGTGCGACTCGAAGCACAGATCGAGCCATTAGCGTTCTGATCATGGCCACGCAGAAACTTAACCTCACTCGCGATCAACTCGCCACGTTCCTCGGGAGTCATGAGCTGATTAAGCAGTTCGAAGCTCTATTCCAGGTCGTCGACGAGGTAGCTCCTGCGAGTGATACCACCGGAATCAGTATTCAGGCCGGAAATGCTGATGCCGCAGCCAACGAAGCCTTGGCACAAATTGTGCGTCTGGCTCAAGATTCTACTATCAATGCAGGAGTGGCGGACCAGAAGGCGACTCAGGCGCTCGAAACATTAGGGCGCATCGCGAACGCTCTGGAAATGCTGGCCACCGCTCCAGTAATCCAGAACAACAATTCGGTAGTCACGGATTACATCGATTTACCGGAGATCGGTCCGCACATTACACAGCCTCGTCGTGTTCAATGGAATCTGGACGATGGTACGGTCGACATCGGATTGTACGGCGGCAGTGTTCTTCAAGTCGGTCAAGAGATCCATTACTACGCTAAGAACACCAGTGGTGGACTGATCGCCAACGGCACTCCCGTAATGTTCACGGGCACGATCGGATCGTCTGGAAAGCTCACATTCGGGCTAGCCGTTGCCAATGGATCGGTTCCCGCTGAGTACATGATGGGTGTTGCGACCCAAGATATTGCCGATAATGCGTTCGGTTACATCACCAGCTTTGGCCTTGTCCGTGGATTCACCACTACAGGCGTTCCATATGGTGAAGTGTGGGTCGATGGCGACCTGCTGTACTTCGATCCGGCTACCCCCGGCACTTGGACGAATGTTCAGCCACAAGCTCCAAATATCGCGGTTCCGGTGGCTGTGGTTGTTAATGCTGGAAATGCTGGCTCCGGATCCATATTTGTGCGTATGGAGTTGAGCGAGTCGCTGAATAATCTTCAGGACGTGTATCTCAATGGTGGCGGTCCGAACGAATTCGACATCCTTGTCTACGACTCCACGCAGTCGCGGTGGGAAAATAAACCCGCATCTGCTGTTCAGGTGCTTGAATGGATGAGCATGTAATATGGCATTTCAGAACATCACCCCCACGAAGCTCGGTCAAGCGGCCATCACGACGGGCGTAACGACACTTTACACTGTACCTGCTAGCACTCGTACCCTGCTTAAAGAATTCAGTATCGCGAATACCACTGGCGCACCGATCAATGTTCGTGTTTTTCTCGTTCCATCTGCTGGGGCAGCAGGGACTGGCAATGCGTTTTTATATGACGTTGCAGTCCCAGCGAACAACACGTTGCAGTATAATGGTGTGCAGGTGATGAACGCCAGCGAGACAATCCAGATTCAAGCAGCTTCGGCGGGTCTGACCATCACGGCCAGTGGTGCCGAAGCGATTTAAGGAGAATTGATTATGACAGTAAACGTCAAAGCCCTCATTCCGTCGAAACAGGCGGAGAATGCGCAGACCACACAGTACACGGCTGTGAACTGCAAAACGATTATCGACAAGTTTACGGCCACGAACACCAGTGCCGGGAATGTTACGATCAGTGTGAATCTGGTCACGAGCGGCGGGTCCGCTGGTGCTTCCAACCTGATCGTCGATTCACGTGCTATCGCGCCGGACGAGGCGTACACATTCCCAGAACTCGTGGGCCAAGTGCTGGAGCCGGGATCTTTCATCTCGACGATCGCAAGTGCGGCAACGTCGCTCACAATTCGCGCCAGTGGCCGCGAGATCACTTGAAGGAGATTGAAATGGAAGATTACGGTATCATTATGGTTCAGCCAGCGTTCATTACTCCGGCTGAAAACCGCAAGAACACCCAAGTCGTCATTGATGACTGGATGCTTGGACCCGAGGATCCTTCGAACGAGCCGGGTGCGAATCGAGTCTATTGGGCCAAGCTCGGTAAAGCGATGCAGGTGGACGAGAAAGAGGCTCGTCGTCGTCGTTGCTCCAATTGCGAGTACTATGACAACACCCCGTACACTCAAGCGAAGATGGATCGGATCCCTCGCAACGAATGGGATGATGGCGCTGGGTTTCGTGGCTTCTGCCATAAGTTCCGCTTCGTTTGTCATGACATGCGCAGCTGCCAAGCGTGGGAAGAGAAGCCATTCGAGACCGAGGGGGATTGACAGGATGTCTTCGACGTGCGAAAATTCGTATGCTGAGCCTATCGAGCAGCCAGCGGCTCAACCAGACGAAAGTAATGTTGTGCTGAACACTGGTACTCAAATCTCAACCGACAAAATGCCGCCGACAATGGAGCAGATCAAAAAGCTTCAAGAGTTAATGGTGCCTATTCAGTCGGAGCAGCCAGAGCCGAAGCATCTATTCGCACCGGGCATGTATCTGCGTGAATTGACGGTTCCAGCAGGGATGTTGATGGTTGGCAAAATTCACAAGCACGCACACTTTTTGATGGTGTTGAAGGGCAAAGCTGAAGTGGTGAGCGAATTCGGTCGAATGATCGTTGAAGCTGGTCATGTTTCGGTGTCTCCTGCTGGTGTCAAGCGAGTCGTACTTGCTATCGAAGATACTCAATTCATCACTGTCCACGTTAATAAATCAGATTCTCAAGATCTCGCGGTGATCGAGGCGGAGCACATCCATCACGAAACACTCGGCCTTGGGTTCAGTTCACAGGAGGTACTGCAATGACTTGGGGTCTTGTCGCAGTAGCTGGAGCTACACTTGTTACTGGTGCGATGGGTGCTGATGCCGCCGGAGATGCCGCTGCAGCCCAAAGCGCTTCCGCTGCAGCGGGCATTGCTGAGCAGCGTCGCCAATTCGATGCAATCCAGAAGCTCTTGCAGCCGTATGTCGAGGCGGGTCAACCAGCTTTGGAGGGCCAACAAGCTCTTCTCGGTACTTTGGGCGCTGAGAGGCAGCGTGCCGCTATCTCCGGAATTGAAGGGTCCGAGCTTTTCCAGGGTCTCGTACGTCAGGGCGAGGAGGCCATGCTTCAACGAGCTTCGGCCACTGGTGGTCTTCGTGGTGGCAACGTCCAAGCCGCTCTTGCCCAATTCCGACCACAGATGTTGAGCCAAGCCATCAACGAGCAGTATGAACGTCTTGGCGGTATGGTATCGCTCGGTCAGCGTTCCGCTGCAGGTGTCGGTGCTGAAGGTTCGGCCACTGGAGCCAGAATCGCCGAATTGATGGGCCAACAAGGTGCCGCTCAAGCCGCTGGCGACATGCGCCAAGCCGATATCTATGGCCGTACTATCGGCGACATCGCTGGCGTTGCTGGCGTTGCTGCTGGTAAGGGTATGTTCGGCGGCACACAAGCACCGATCGCCTACGGCGCTCCCGGTGTAACTTTCGCTGGTCCACCAACTGCAGCGCAAGCAGCAGCAGCGCCATTGGTACTGTAAGGCATAAATATGGTACAACAAGTTAATTATGCAGCCGATGTCGCAAGCCCATTCCAATCCGCTTTGAAGGGATATGAATACGGCCTGAAGCTGAATGCGGCTGAACAGGCGCAACAGATGGAGATGCAGCGTCAACAGTTGCTGAACCAAGAATTGACAAGTCTTCGTGGCAAAGAGAACCCGACATTCTCCGATTATGAGCGTATCGTGATGCTGTCGCCCAAAGATCGTGCTGAAGGCATTCTGAAGGCTTGGGAGCAACGTAGCAAGGATGCCCAACAGAACGAGTTACGATTTATTGGGCAGACTGTCAGTGCACTGAAAACTGATCCCCAAGTCGGGATACAGCGATTGCGCGAACGTGCTATTGCCGCAGACAATTCTGGTGATAAAGCTCAATCCCAAGTATTCGAGACATGGGCGAAGACTGCCGAATTGAACCCGAAAGAAGCGATCAACCTGATCAACATCGGCACTGCGTACCTTCCCGGCGCGAAAGACGTGTTCGAAGCGATCGCCAAGGCTACACCAACCGAGAAGCAGGGCTACGAAATCTTGAGTCCGGAGCAGACCAAGCAGTTGGGCCTTCCCTCTGGCGCTACCTACCAACGAAATGTCGACACCAAAAAGGTGGAACTACTCGGCGGTGGCGGTGAACGTTTCGAGATTCTGCAGCCCTCTCAAGCCTCTGCACTTGGGTTACCGAAAGGCACGTACCAGCGTGACGCAGCATCGGGCAAGATCTCCGCTGTCGGCACGGGTGGTGTGACAGTTAATATGCCCCCACAAGTCGGCTCGATCCCCCCGGATTACCGAATGATCTACGACGCCCAAAATCGTCCGGTCTCCATGGAAGTAATCCCCGGCTCCAAGACTGCATTGCAGCTGGTCGAGAAAGAGGAAAAGGGTGCTGCTGCAGCAGAATCGGCAATTGCTCGATCAGGTATCGTGCTGGAAGAGATTAAAGGTCTCAGCGGTGCTATTAAGGGCCAGAAACCCGCAGATCCAGTAACGGGCACTCTCGGCGCTATTGTTGGAGAAAAAGGTGGTGTTTTCAAAGCTGGCTCTGCCCGTGCGACCGCTGAAGAGCGGATCAAAACTATTAAGGCCAATATCGGCTTCAGCGAACTGAACAAGATGCGTGCGGAATCGCCGACTGGTGGTGCTCTCGGTAACATCACTGAGCAGGAATTGGCATTCTTGCAAAGCGTTCTCGGCTCGGTTGATCTCGGTCAAAAAGACGCGGCGATTCTCTCGAATCTTAAGCGGCTTGAAAATGTTTATGGTGGTATTATCAAGAAGGCTCAAGCCTACCCGAACGCTGACAAGTACGGCTTCGGCAAAACTCGTGCCGCTCCTCCCGCTGGTGACACTGTGAAGGTCGGCAACCAGACTTATTCGCGACCAGCGAACTTTACAGACGCTCAGTGGAACGCCTATAAACAATCCGTGGGGGCTAAGTAATGAGTCCTGAAGAATGGCTGAAGCAGCAAGAGCCACAGAAATTTAACGTCCAGACCCCTGAGGGTCGTGGCGTCGAGGTGAGTGTGCGTTTTCCGACTGCTGAGACCACTCCAGCGCCAGCGCAGCCTATTGCTCCGACACCCGGTGTCACTGCAATGTCTCCAGAGCAGTGGCTGACCAGCCAGACTACTTCGACACAGGCTCCCGAGACCACGATGCGGGGTCTAGTAGGGGCCGCTACTCGTGGCCTCGCTCCGGTGGCAGCGGGGGCCGCTCTCGGTGCTGCTGCAGGTGCTCCGCTGGCTGGTGTCGGTGCTATCCCCGGCGCGATCGCGGGTGCTGGCGCTGCAGCTTTGGCCACAACTATCGGTGATCCGATTGTTGGGACTGTGAACAGCTTACTCGGCACCAAGTACACCATGCCCACGCAGGCAATGGAAGACCTGTTGACCCGGCTCGGTGTGGCGCAGCCCAAGACTGAGGCTGAACGAATTGTTCAATCGACTGTCGGTGGCGCTGCTGGTGGTGGTGGTATGGCGCAAGCTGGCCAAGCAATTATGAAAGCCGCTGGCACTGCAGCCCCCGTCACTCGTGAAGTGGCTCGACAAGTCGCGGCTCAACCCCTTGCTCAGATCGCTGGCGGTGCTGGCGCTGGTGCGGCGAGTCAAGCGGCTCAGGAAATGGGCTTCGGGCCTGTCGGCCAAATCGTTGGCGGTCTTGCTGGCGGCATGGCGGGTGCTCGTGCTGTTGCTCCCCGGACTCCCGTTCAACTCCCCTCGGATCTCGACGAGGCGCAGCGTGCTGGTATTCAGGTGCTGACTAGTGACGTGATCCCCCCTCGGACATTCGCGCAGAAGTGGATGCAAGCCGTCGGTGAGCGTATCCCGGTTGTCGGTACTGGTCCAGTGCGCCAGACTCAACAATCGCAGCGAGTCCAAGCGGTGAAAGACATCGCTGAAGACTTCGGAGTAACGGACACGCAGGTCACGGCAAAAAATATTTGGGACGATTTAGCGGCCAAGCGGGGGGCGGATCTCACCAAGTACAAGACGGCAAAGGACGAGGTGATCGACAAGATCGCTACAGCACAGTCCAACCGCGTGCTTGGTGAGCAAATGGCGAAAGAAGCGGACGAGCTAACTCAAAAAGCAGGTAAGCTCTACGCTGACCAAGCCAAGCTCGTGAACCGCGTGGCGGATCTGGAGAAACGCAACCTCGGATGGGC